GGGTGCGGTTTTTCAGTGGAAAACTTTGCCAAAGGGTCGGCTTTATCAGCTCATGGTCATTAGGCCAGAGTGGTTTGATAGACTTTAATTTTTTTGAAACCCAGCTAGGCGTGGAGTAGCTACCCGCCGAAAAGTGAACCTCCCACCTGCTGTCGTTTCTTTCTGGAGGGTTTGTGAGGTTGCATCAATGCACTATTACCAGTTCAATATTGGCGATTACAAAAGCCATACCGAGCATCTTTCAGAAATGGAAGACCTTGCTTATCGACGTTTGCTTGATTGGTACTATTTACATGAAAGCCCAATTCCAATTGATGAAACGGAAGTTGCGAGACAAATTCGTATGCGTTTGCATAGCGATTGCATATCAGTTGTATTGCGTGAGTACTTTGAACGTACTGATAAAGGTTGGGTTCATCATCGAGCCGACAAAGAACTAGCTAAGGCTGGCGACAAGTCACAAAAAGCTAGTGAGAGCGCAAAAGCTAGATGGAACAGGCAAAAGGATGCGAACGCATTACCAACGCAATCCAAAGGCAATGCTACACATAACACATTACACATTACACAAAACACAGATATTACTAACGACCTTGCACCAGCAAGATCAAGTCCGGCAGCACCTATTTCTGAAATTGTTGAGTTGTACAACAAACATTTACCAATGCTTCCTCAAATATCTGTTATCAGTGATTCACGTAAACGCATGATTTCTGCTCGATGGCGTGAAGTCGTTACAACTGACAAACTGGACAGACAAAAAGGGCTTGAGTTTTTTGATTGGTTTTTTTGTCATGTTGGTAAGTCTAAATTTTTGACTGGAAAAACTAAAGATTGGAAAGCAAATTTTGAATTTTTATTAACTGCAAGTAAATTTCCTCGCATCATTGAAGGTGCATATCATCAGGAGCAAAAATGACTTATTTAAAATCAAAAGCTAAATATGAAGAATCAAAAACCCCCGAGCACGATAATTCTTTTTGTAAAGCAAAAGGATGTCCAAACCGCTGGTCAGTAGATATGGGAAGTAAACTTTGTTCGGCTCACGCATGGTCACAGTCTCATCAATGGCCAAGAATTACCGAAGAGCAATATCAAAAGCCAAGCCCAGAACCTAAACCAGCCCAAAGGGTTTACAGACTTAATGAAAAAATGAAAGTCCTTCAAGACTTACGCAACTTGTTTAACCAACCGCAAGACATGAAAGCATGGGCACACAAACTCAAAGCTCGTGAGAAATCTGGTGAGCGATTGACCAGCCAACAGCGTGAGGCATGGCGCATTGCTTTAAAGGGCCAGGAGCAAATTAAGTGAATTATGCACAAGCAACAGCCATTCTTAACAGGGTCAGAGAAGGCCAACAATTTAGCGAATTCATCATTACAAGAGCGCTTGAACTTACAGGAGACTATGAAGAACAGCGAGGCTCGGGAATGGATGGCTCGATACCGCAAGAAAGCCTTGGAAGAGGGGCGGGGAGAAGCCCAATACTGGTGGCAACAAACCCTAATGGATATTGCCAAGAGGCGAGGTCAAGCGGCGGCTAATGATCTAAAAAAACGCATGAACGAACAGAAAGACAAAAAATGAGATATGCCGCCCGTGTGGATGCAAATCAAGAACAAATTGTTTTAGCCTTAAGAGCTGCTGGCGCTTATGTGTGGATTATTGGACTTCCTGTTGATCTTTTAGTAGGATATAAAAATCATACATTCTTGGTTGAGATTAAAACTGGTTCTAAAAAGCATTTAACAGCCCTACAAAAAAACTTTTTTGATAATTGGTCTGGTAGCACTTTAATAAGGGTTGATGGCCCTGAAGCTGCTTTAAGAATGATTGGAGTTATTAAATGAAACCTGAACTAGCAGCTCAAACGATCAGAGATAAAGCCCCAGCTTACGGAGAGGCCAAGGCACAAAGAGTATATCTTGAAGAATTTCGCAAGTCTAAAAAAGCTTTGCTGATGAAAGACGCACTAAAACTTGGCGTGGAAGCAGCAAATGCACAAGAGCGTGAAGCATATGCAGACCCTGCCTATCACCAATTGCTTAAAGGGCTGGCGCTAGCAATCGAGCAAGAGGAAACCCTAAAGTGGGAACTAGAGGCGGCAAGGCTGGACATAGAAATATGGCGAACACGTGAAGCAACAAACCGAATGCAAGATAGGTCGCACCAATGATTTTAAAATACCCTTATATTCGTAGCAAAAAATTGTTAAAGTTAATTGCTAGTTTAGATTGTCAAATATGTGGATCAGGTTTAATGGTGCAAGCGGCTCACTCAAACATGGCTCAACATGGTAAGGGTCGGAGTATTAAGGCCAGTGACCAATTTACGGCTGCGCTGTGCATGAATTGCCACTATGACATTGACCAAGGAGCTAAGTGGTCAAAGGCCGAAAGGCAATTAGCTTGGAATATAGCGCACTACAAAACAGTTCAGGAACTTACAGACAGCGGTAAATGGCCTGTTGACATACCTATACCTTTAATAGCAAAATAGAGATGCTGACAAATGCAGTTGCCAGCTTTGGGGCTCCGGCCCTTTTTTTTAAGGACATCATGAACCCAGCAGATAAAGTCGAAAAGTGGAAGATAAATAAACTTATCCCATACGCCCGAAACGCACGTACCCACAGCGATGAGCAGGTTAGTCAGCTTGCAGCAAGCATCAAAGAATGGGGTTGGACAACACCTATTTTGGTAGACGAGCAAGGCGGCATTATTGCTGGGCATGGTCGGACATTAGCAGCTCAAAAGTTAGGCATGACTGAAGTTCCGGTAATGGTTGCTAAAGGATGGTCCGATGCTAAGAAACGCGCCTACATTATTTCTGACAATAAATTAGCACTAAATGCTGGTTGGGATAATGAAATGTTAGCGCTTGAATTAGGTGAAATCAAAGACCTTGGCTTTGACCTAGATTTAACTGGTTACAGTGCTGGAGAAATTGCCGGATTAAATTTTAAAGAAAAAGATTTATATCCTGATTCAAGTACGCAAGAAATTGACCCAGATGACTACAATATGGGACATCAATGCCCAAAATGTGGATTTGAGTTTGATGATGATAAATAAACCAGATTGCGCATGGAACCTTGCAGACCTAGCTTCTATTCCTAAAAACGGGTTGAAGGTAATGAGCACCTTTGCTTGCGGCGGTGGCTCGAGCATGGGTTACAAACGCGCAGGTTGTGAGGTAATTGCGGCCAATGACATTGACCCTGAGATGGCTTGGCACTACAAGTTGAACATCAATCCCAAGCATTATTTTCTTTGTCCTATTGGTGATTTGCTTAACAAAGAATTACCAGAGGAACTTTACAACCTAGATATTCTTGATGGCTCTCCTCCTTGTTCAACATTTAGTATGGCCGGCAGCCGAGAGAAAGCATGGGGTAAAGATAAGCACTTTCGAGAAGGTCAAGCAAAACAGGTGCTGTCTGACCTATTCTTTGACTATCTTGACCTAGTTGGAAAGCTAAAGCCAAAGGTAGCTATTGCAGAAAACGTCAAAGGAATGATTATTGGAAATGCTAAAGGCTATACAAAAATGGTCATGGCCCGGTTTAAAGATTTAGGTTATCGGCCACAATTATTTCTTTTAAACGGTGCAGATTGTGGTGTTCCTCAAAGGCGTGAGAGGGTTTTTTTTGTAGCTATTCGTGATGATATTGAAGTTAAACCATTGAATTTGGCGCCAAAACATCGATGGATAAGTGCTGGTGAAGCAACACAAGATGTGCAAATTTTAACAATTAGTGAAATAAACGAAACTAAACCAGCAGAAACAGATATTAAATTTTGGCCGGGAACTAAACCCGGTAATAGTTATGCTGATGAATGGTTAAGATTAAAAGGCAAACCATCAGGTTTTAATACAATAAGATTAAACAAACAAAGACCAGCATCAACAATTACCGCAACAGATTGCAGTAGACATTGGGATCAATGCCGAAAATTAACATTTCGTGAGTGGAAACGTTTAGGCAGTTTCCCTGATGACTATCAAGCTAAATCAGACAAGATTGGCAAATATATGATTGGCATGAGTGTTCCTCCTAAAATGACTGAACAAGTTGCCCGTGCAGTAATTGACCAGTGGCTTTTGCCTAAGGAGGAATGATGGCTAAGATTGAAAAACCTGTTCTAAAAAAACAGGATGCCAGAAAATTTAATGGTGGTGCACGTAAAAATGCTGGCCGACCAGCTTTTATACCAACAGATGCAGAGCGAAAACAGGTGGAAGCACTATCAGGTTATGGCCTACCAATTGAGCAGATTGCAGTTCTGGTGCGCACTGGCATCCATGTTGATACACTCCGTGCTCACTTTGCAATTGAGTTAGTATCCGGCAAAGCCAAAGCTAATGGTCAAGTTGGTAAAACCCTATTCCAGAAGGTTATGGCTGGCGACACTACCGCAGCAATCTGGTGGAGCAAAACCCAGATGCGGTGGGCAGAAACCCAAAAGCACGAACTTACTGGAGCTGATGGTGTGCCGCTTGAATTCACCAAAATTGAGCGTGTAGTTATCAAAAATGGGTAAAACCCTGCAAATCCAAACCCCAGAGTGGGCCTTACCTCTACTTGAAGGTAAGCGTTATAAAGGCGCATGGGGAGGTCGAGGTTCTGGCAAATCACATACATTTGCTGAGCTAATGATTGAAGGCCATATCCTTGACCAAAAGCGCAGAAGCGTTTGTGTACGTGAAATCCAAAAATCTTTGAATCAATCGGTCAAGCGTCTGCTAGAGACCAAGATCGAAGCGATGAACGCTGGGGCTTACTTTGAAGTTCAAGATGCGGTTATCAAGTCTAAAAAGGGCGATGGTGCGATTATTTTTCAAGGTATGCAGAATCACACCGCAGACAGCATTAAGTCGCTAGAGGGCTATGATTGTGCTTGGGTTGAGGAAGCACAAAGCCTGAGTCAAACCAGTCTTGATCTACTGAGGCCAACAATGGACCTTCATGCGC